GATCTCTAGGGCTTCTGAACAACAACGGTACTCTTCCCCGTTCTGAAGGCTCTCAAATCAACCTAGAAAGGTGGTTCTTCGATGCCATCAATTCTGACAACTACACCCTCAGCATCACTGACGCTGGTGGCGTTGAGGCCAGTTTAGAAATCGGCAGCTTTGACAGTTCCAGCGGCAACCCGGTGATTTTCGAGTTCGATGCTGCCGCATGGCCGGACTTGTTAGAGGAAGCTGTGCTGGTAGAAGTTGACGACGGTGTAGCCAATGGTACGGGCTGGGCAGAAGATGCCGAGCCAAGCATTTTCGTTGACATTTGTGGTGAGAGTCGCAATGAGTCTTACCAAAATTTGTTCTTGAGGGATGATCTAGGGGCCATCGCAGATATTCCAGGCATGACCATAAAAGATAAGGAAGATCCTGCAACCTATGCCGATTTGACTGACCTACAAAAATTAGTGGGTAAGCTAATCCAACAAGAAAAAGAAAATCTTCTAAATTCTGTGCTTCAGTATGGCTCTAATCTTGTGGTTCTGGATGAAGACGGAAAATCTACTCCTGAATCTGAATTAGCCATGATCGAGTGGTTTGACCAGAACGAACTCACCGAGGAACTTACCAGAATCGCACAATCTGGAGTCATGACATGATTTTCGGAATGGACTTAGATTTTAACACTGACCACGCAGATTCGATCATCGAGCATTGTCAGAACAGAGGCATGAATGAAATGGAGTCTTGGTTACACCTTCTTGCCGCTGCCGTATCACTCTGCCCGAAGAAAGAAATGACCCAAGCTGCGATTGAAATGATTCACGTTAGCGCAGAAGAAGCTGAACAAATGGAAAATCAAGGGAAATACAATGAACATTGATGAATACGACTTCAAAACGAAAGTCGGAACAGGGACTACCGCCTCCCTCGAAGGGTTTGATGCGCTAGCTACAGTGGTCTCTGGCGGCGAGCTTGAATTAAGAGTGGTCGAACTAAATGAAGACCACCTCTCGCTTATCTGGTATCTGATTGTCCATGCGCTTCTCGAACGCGGAGAAGAAGTGGAGCCTTCTCACCCAGGACGAGAACTTCATTTCTCTGATTTCCAGTTGGAGTTTATCGAGACTCCACATCTGCGGGAGCTACTTGGAAAAATAGATGACATAACCTCTGAGGCTACCGTTGAGCCAAAAGATGTTGTGATCGGCGTTAGGGAAGAGAAGTAATGAAAATTACAGCATTTAGAGTCGGCATGGTGTTTCGGAAAGTTTATCGAGCCAGCAAAGAAGAGTTCTACGAAGTTGTGGAAATTATTTCTGACAAACTCAGTGGCTATAAACGAGATGTTATTTCTCTTGGAAACGTAACCGCGAAAAACATCACCGTGGTTAATATTTCTGAAATCAACAACCCGAAGTGTTGGAAGTATGTCGAAGGCGCTTCCATTGAAACGGAACGAGAAACAACAGTCGTAACAAAGGTGGTCTTCAGCGATGGCTCTGGAAGCAAGATTCTTGACAGGAGCGTTGTCGATATCAATCTAACAAGGCTATCTGAAAGCGAGGAAGCTCAAGATTTAGAATATGAGGAATTTGTTTCTCCGAAAGTCGAAGTCAACTAAATCTGCGGTAGCGGTCTATCGAGGAATCCATATCCCGCCTCGCGGTGGGTTGTCGATACACGTTCATCAATCTGAACTGCAAGCGTTTAGAGATGGCAGGTCTTTGCGTGAAATTTGGAAACTCGGAAACAGGATTAGAGCACATACACCAGAACAAGTTGGCACAGGAGTAAGCCCTCAAACCATCGTGTTGCGAATGATGAAAGCCTTTTACCACTGGGGGACGATGCCCGAAAAAGAAAATCTCAGTATGAATAAGCCTTTACACGCATTGCCAGCAGGCGATTACAACGCTGACGACAGTCGAGTCAGACTTCAAAAAAAGCGAAGAAAACTAGGGAGAAATTAAGATGAAAAAAGTTGACCGCTATACACGGGCTGGATATAACGGAAAGGCAATTCAATGTCCACATTGCTCGCACCGTTCAGTCGTTTATCACTTTTCTTGGTGCGCCAAGACTTGCCAAGGCTGCAAGGCAATGGTCGATAAGCAAGATTTTTATGTAGCTACAGAAACAAGTCAAAATGAAGCCAATGAGCTAGGAGACTCTACAATGAGTAACGTAATAGAACTCAAACCATTCAGAGGAGGAAAAGAGATGAGTAAGAAAGAATTAGGGCTTAACGCACAGATTTTTCAAGACCATATCTGTGCGGGTCTGGAGGCTGGAGGACTCGATCCCGCAGATTATTCGATGTCCCTCGTGGCTGACAAAACAGGAGATATGGGCCTTCTGATGGCGCAAGTTCCTTTATCTGAAATGTGCGAGGAGCATCCCCTTAAAACCTCAGAGGCCATAGTGTGTTGGGAAGATCGAATCGAGTGGCATTTTGAAGAACATGCTGCGCTTATGTCGGTCAGCGACAAGCAACCAGCTAGCATGTGCGCCGTACTGTTCTTGGGCGCAATGCTAACTGGTAACACCATCCCTGCTCAGAAATGTCAGGAGTGTGCAGATGAATAAGTTTGCGGGGTCTACAGTTTATAACAAAAAAATAAGAGGATCATAAAATGACTGATGAAGAATTCCAACAACAAAATCTTGAAAGAAGAAGAAAATCTCAAGGGTCAGCATCCATCACTGAGTTGACAGAGCGCCTGAGACAATGTATCGCTATTTTAGATAACTTAGACCCCCAGGTTGAGAACTTGAGAATAACCATGATGGCTATGCAGCGCGACCTGTCTAAATCAGAAAGAGATTTCAAGAATCATGCAATTTTGATGTTGGCGTGTGAGGATGACGTCCTCTAGCAGAAAATGCAGAGGATTGTGCTGTACTCTACACAGGGAGCATGTCCCCTTATTCCTGGGGATAATGCTCCTTTTTTTTATTCTGGGATCTTAGCACTCAAGCTTTCAAAATCTTAGCACTCAAGCTTTCAAAATTAGTCTAAGTCCCAATCAAAATCCTCTTCTGGTATATCGCTGAACCTGCCAGAAGCGACATCGTATTGCAGTTTTTGCTGACCTCTCTTGGCGATCCAAGGAAACCGAGCTTTCCAAATGTTCACAATAGGTGTGTGGTCGTTGGGATCAGATGTTCTAAAAAGAGAGACTCCGCAATCGGCCTTTGCCAGCCAACTCGCCGATCCAGAAATTGAATTTCCATCGAGAGGGCGCTCTTTAGAATCGTAAGGAATTTTCGTTGGGTGAGCGCAGAAGAATGTGGACAATGAGTGGCTTCGAGAAAACTGAATAGTTCTGCTCAACATCTCTGAAATCCCTAAATGCTCATTCTCATGCTTACTCTCCAAGAAATTGTAGGGATCAATTACTAAACCCCTAGTGCCTTGTCTAAGGATCGATGAGGCAGTTCTATCTAAGATGCTTTTTAAGGTTGCAACCTCACCATCTCGATTCTCCAGAAACGAAAAATGATTGTTGATCCATTCGATGGCGTCTTGCAATTCATCTTTGCTCATTCGCTCAGTCGGCCCCTCAAAAAAAGGCTTTCCAGTGTGTAAAGCTGCGAGCTTCAAGATGTGGATTTTCACGGGGTTTTCCATCGAACAGATGGCCCACCTCATGCCGTGAAGCCTTGCTGTATTTACCATGACTGCATCGATCCAGGCCGATTTACCATGACCGGGTGAACCTGTGACCACATACAAACCTGGAGCGATGGTAATAAGGTCATCAAGGGAATCGAAACCAGTGCTTAGACCCTTACCAGTTCCCCCAGCCTCATATAATTCGTGAACCTCATCGCTATAATCAGAAGCTCGGTAGACTCCAGCCAGCGGCATGGGGGTAGCGGCCTCAATAATCTCTTTTAGACGCCCTGACCCCTCAGCACATAGCACAGCGTTGGAGTCTTTTAGTTCAGCACTGAACTTCACTTCCCAGCATTTACCTAACCCGACACGCCTTCCTATCTCTTGTTTGAGGATATCTCCTGGCCCGTCGTGGTCGGTAGCTAAAATAATCTTGCTACATGACTCCAGCAACTCCCTCGCTTCCCATAGATAGTTGAATTTGACTCCATCGTCATTTCTGATGTGTTTCGCTGGCGCTCCATTGGGGACACTCACGGCGGGTATGCCGATTGACGCAAAACTCAAAGCGTCAATTTCGCCTTCACAAATCACCAACGGGGTCTCACTCATGTCGGCTGGTAGATTCTCTAGCCCGTAAAACGTCTGGGCAGCACCAGTTTGAGTAAATGCCTTACCCTTAATAGAACGCCACTTCACGGCGCTTGGAGCCTCTCGATCACCGTAAACAAAACCCACAGCTAATTGCTCGCCTTCGGTTTTGTTGAACCAGCGGGTGTCTGTCACAACGCCATATCGTTTGTAAGTCTCTTCAGAGATAGACCTAGAGGCCATAAATTCTCGAAGTTCTCTATCGCTAGTAACCTGCGGCATTTCGATCACGTTACTGGAAGAAGAAGTTGTACTTAAAAAATCTTCTAGCAAATCAGCATCAGAAGATGAAATTTTCTTTGCAGAGAATTTCCCTGAAGCATCACAGTGAAAGCAGTGATAAATCTTATCTTCTCCATCTATCTTGATGGACAGCGTTTTTTCTTTTGATTTTTTCCTGCTATCGGCACAAGCAGGGCATAGAATGCGCGTGTCTTGAAAGCAGTTCATTACTGCAAATTCAATGTCTTCCCTCATGTTGGTCTCCTCGCTGATTGTTTTGTTTTATCTAAAAAATCTCTATACTACGTCCAAGTCGCTTTGGTCGGTGACTTAAACGTCAGTCCTCGCTGACTCTTGCAACCCCCACCAGTCAGGAGATTGGTGGGGGTTCTTTATTTCCATCTCTCGAATAAAGATTTGAGAACGAGGATTTTCCCGATCCAACCTCCAGAATAGGTGCTGTTCTTTAATTTGTCTATCATTTTTATATAAATATCCCTCCGCCGCATCGAATACAAGACTGCAATCTAAGTCTGGTCTTCTTGACTGATAAAAAACAGTAATCCAAATCTCTAAATCCCCCTCTAAAAGAGGGTCTAATCTGGGACATTGTGCTTGAAAATCAGTCACATAGCGCCTAGCAGGGGCGCTCTTGATGAATCTAGGTTTTCCACCAATAGTAACAAGTTTACGACTGTTCGCTTTGCTGTATGGCTGTCCCTGGATGACAAAAGAAGCTGATCTTGACTCTTTACATTGAAACTCAGTGAGTGTCATACTTGCCACATTCATTCAAGAAACAATGAAACTTAATGGAGGATGTATGAAAATAGATCGCGGCATACCACTGCCAAACAATTTAAGCGAAAGAGTTCCGGTTGGGCCGTTGCCTCTTAGTGAGATGAGAGTCGATGATTCTATTCGCGTTGACGCAAAGAATATTCGTGAATTAGAGAGAAAGTACAACGCATGTCGCATAAGACTACAAAGGTTTACAAAAAAACGACCACATTTCAAGTTCAAGCTCGCTAAGGATTCTGACTCCAAGGGGCCACACATAAGAATCTGGAGGGTATCTCGTGCAAGTTAAGAATGACCTTGGCCTGTTAGAGCCAATATATAAGGCTCTGGCGCATGATGCTTATACCTCCGGCGGTGCTGACATCACACCAACAGCATGGCTGGACTCTCCACGCATCGCACAGCTAATGAAGACTCATCGTGATGAGATTGAAGAATCGGTCTCAGACAGAGTCTTTGCTGCGCTTGGCACTGGCTTTCACAACATCATGGAAAATGCTGTTGGCGATAATGCAATCACAGAAGAACGTGTTTTCTTAGATCATCCCAGCGGGTTAAGAGTATCGGGAGCCATTGACCTCCAAATCATCAAGGATGATGGCACAACGATTCTGGTGGATTACAAGGTGACTGGTGTATATGGCGTTATTTTCAATAAGAAAAATGGTGGCGTGAAACCAGAGTGGGAAAAACAACTCAATTCTTATCGATATCTCTTGCAACGAGCAAAAGACATTAAAGTCTCAGAACTCTACATTTTGACCATGCTCAGAGACTGGAAAGCCTCAGAAGTTGGTAAGCCTGATTATCCAGATGCTCCTGTCATGCAAATTCCTGTACCGCTTTGGTCATGGGAAGACACAGTTCGATATGTTGATGACAGAATCTCTCTACATCGTGAAGCCGCCTACTCGGCGCTGATCGGTGAGGAGCTTCCGCTCTGCACTATTCTATGGAAGAGGCTATAGAGTGGGCCGCTAACCCAACAAACGGCATGGGTTCTAAGCACGTTATAAACCACAGACCAGGCAAACGAGTGAGATGCGAGGATTGGTGTAAGGTTGCGCCGTTTTGTAGTCAGTACAAAGAATATGTGGAGAATGGCAATGGCAATTTTTAATCTTGATAAAGCCATCACGGTTGAGTTTCACGGTAGTGATTCTATTACTCGGAAGATGCTGGGCTTGTGGCAACAAGAGCAGTTCAAAAATGCCAATCTTGGGATGAAGCTCGTAAACGAAAAAGTTGTCATCACGATAAACGAATACTTTATAACCGAAATTCCGTTCACTTTGTTTGATCAGCTAAGTGTCAAAGAACTAACAGAAATAATTATCAAAAAAGCACAAGAACAATTTACCTAGGAGAAAAAAGTGAGCGAGGAATTAACGTACCAAAAAATATGGGACACACTGAGTGGTGTGGACTGCAACGAACACACTGATAAAAAGGGCAACCTAACCTACCTGTCATGGGCATGGGCATGGGGTATTTTAATGGAGCATTACCCCAGCGCGAACTTTGAGTTTGCCGATAATGAAACTCATGCCGATGGCAGCATGACTGTTCACTGTACTGTGAAGATTGGTGAATGCCAGAGATCTATGTGGCTCCCGGTAATGGATTACAAAAATTCAGCTATAAAATCGGCTAACGCTAGAGACATCTCTGATAACAAGATGCGTTGTCTGACAAAAACGTTAGCTCTTTTTGGGCTAGGACATTACATATACGGTGGTGAGGATTTACCAAGCTCGAACAAGCAGCCTGCAAAGCCAAAAGCAGAACCTGCTTCTGCACCTGTTGCAATACCAAAAAAATCGTCAGCATTGGAGACACGAATGGTAGAACAAAAATCGTTAGTGGCTAATGCAACGGCTGATAACATTGATGAAGTGATGAATTTCATCTTTCACACGATCATCAATTTTTCTTTGCCGCCAGAAAAATCTAAACCCAAGCACGGCGATCCTGAAACGGTTGCTGGGTGGATAGACAAATTCACTAGCAGTAACGGCAACAAGAAAACGCTTGTAGAACTCTACAACGCTGGCTTCAAAGGCGAAATCAAGGCGCTTAACACACGATTAGATAAAATTCGTGCTCTTGAAATAGAGCAACTTAGAAAACTTTTACAACCAAAAAAGGAGAAATAAATTGGACAAGTATCCAAAATCGAAGCAGGGCGGATTGTGGAAAAATAACAAATCTGATGAAACCAATAAGCAACCTCCGTACCGAGGTCATCTGGTGGTGACCAAAGAAATGCTCAAAACCCTAGTTGTTTTGATGCAAAACGGGGCTTGGGATCAAGCAGGACAATCGCCTGACTTGGGGCCAAGAATAAATTTGGCCGCTTGGCTCAACACTGCAAAGGAATCAGGTGAGAAATATTTTGGAGTGCAGGGTGATGTGTATTACCCAGAAAAGTACAACAGTTTGTTCGATGGCAGCGCAGAGCCAGAGGCTCCCGCTGAGTCCCGTCCTGTAGTAGCAGCACCACCGATAGACGATGACTTTCCATTCTGATAACAGTCGCTTAGAGGAGATGCGCGTTCAGGTTTCTGTGTTTCACAGCAAACACCCGCAAGTATGGAGCCTGTTCGTGCATTTTACTCAAGAGCTAATTAACCGTGGATTCAAGAATTATTCTGTAAATGCTATTTTTGAAAGAATTCGCTGGGAGTGCGATTCTGTAGGTGGCGATGGCAAGTCTATATTTAAGTTGAATAACAACTACAGAGCTTTTTACGCAAGACGATTTCACAAAATGTATCCACAACACGAAGGATTCTTTAGAACGAGAAAACAGACCAGCGAGGAAGGGTTTGCAACAACATTACCGGAGCTAACCCTTAAAGACTATGGATAACCAGTTACCGACCATTGATAAAAACATACCTCTACCGCCATCCAGATTTGAAGAAGGACACCCGTTTGCTGTATTGAGAAAACTACAGACAGGAGACAGCGTGTTTTTTAGAGGGGTGATATCAGGCGCTAAAGCATACAAAGTTTTAAGCAACCGAATGTCATACTTGAAATGCACTCAGGGCATGATGCTTACTGCCAGATCAGTTATTGAGGATGGATCGAAGGGTGTCAGAGTTTGGAGGCGAGCTTAAAAATGCAACGTATACCAGAGAATATCATTGACCCGCCAGATCACTGGACTTGTGAAGAATGCGGCTGGCACTTCTACCCAAATGCAGGCGAAGAACCAGAGGAAGATGAGCCTTCTTTGTGCTGCGACTGCGATACTTTTATGGGATAAAAAAGGAGAAACCATGAACTGTTGGCACTGTGAAACCGAGCTAATTTGGGGGGGAGATCACGATTTAGAGTCTGACGACTATCTGATCGAAACTAATCTTTCTTGTCCACAATGCAACTCTTTTGTTTTAGTTTATTATCCAAAGGAAAAAAATGAGTGATGCACTAGATGAGCAAGTCGGTGGCGACCATTATAAAGACCTAGCTATTCAGCCGTTTGAGTTCATAGAACTCAATAATCTCGGCTATGGGGCGGGTAATGTCATTAAATATATATGCCGATACAAAACCAAAGGCG